GACCAACATCCATAAATGAAGCCATACGATACGCGGCCCCTAAAACAACAGGTTCTTTAGCATAACTTGGTAACAAAGTTACATCTTCAAAATCATCAGATGCAAGAAGCATCTCTTGTGGTTGACGCGAATAAACCACGTGAACAGTGCGACCTGGAACAATACCATCATATACTGAAATAGTTTTACCAGTATTAAAAGTACCAACATAGGCGTTTTTGTTTATAGAATATTGTCTGACAGGCAACCATTCTTGTGTTGGACCTGTTGTTTGCCACATCACTTGCAAAATTTCATCAGCCTCACTTGGTAGTTCATAAGTGTTCTGGCTTGAGATAAAACTAAAAGTTGTGTAATACACACCAAAAATGTCAGGGAACACACCAGACACAGAGTTGTTCAATTGTTTACGAATAATATCTTTAGGAAAAGATGGTGAGATAGTTACTCTGTCACCAATGTTATGTGGTGCTTTTTGTGTGGAACGAAACCCACGACCATAAGGTGCAAGAGTGGCAGTAGATGTTGCACGGTCAAAAGAATCAACCCACATTAGTTCATCCCCAACTTCAATCAAACCACGTGAAAGTGTTGAAGCATCAGCAACAACAAGTGTTGTTTGTGAATCTGTCATAGCAGCAGTTAAATAGGTTGCTTGGTCTTGACGTTGTGTATACCCAGATAGGGCAATAAGTGTATCGTCAACCAAATCAGAAAATGATGGCATTAGGAAGCAACCTCTCTTAGAGCAGGAATGGCCTCAAGGCCAGTAGTTCCCGCAAGTTCATTACAAACAGCATTCAAACCTTTATAATCAGCAGCACTACGACCCGCTTGTGCTTTCTTATTTAAAGCACCAAGTAAATCTAACCCGGTTGTGCCAGCCCACTTATTAGCAGCACCTGCTGCTTCTTGGTACACATCACGATTAGGATAAGATGCACCACCATTAGCAAGACGATTCAATTCATCAACTAGCGTTGAGCCAGCAAAACCATAAGTCATTATTTCTTCTTTCTCGCAACAGCAGCATTATCAACTAAATTTGGATATTTTCTTCCTGCAGCCTTAGCACGAGCCTTAGCACTTTTAATTTGTTCAGGTGTTAACTTCTTAGAAGTTTTATTAGGATTCTTCTTATCCCAAAATTCTTTCTTTTTCATTTGCAACTACAATCCCACGCCCTCAACGATTTGTTGATACGTGAATTAGGGTCCCTTGCAGTTTTAGCGGAAGTCAACTTAGACTTCATACCACACATACGACCACAGAAAGACTTACGTCTACCAGCAGCCTTTGGTGATTTCTTAGCCTCTGCTGCCTTGACAGGAGGTTTAAGATTCATACCTTGTGCTTTAGCACTAGCACGACCTTTAGCATTCAACCCACCTTTAGGGTTCTTGCCTTCTTTACGTTGCCAAGCAGCAGATTTAGCCATATTACTTAACTTTACCCATCTTCTTCATACTGGACATTTTCTTAGCCTTCTTCAAATCAGCACCAGTAATCTTCTTACGTGGTTCAGCAATAGCAGCCAAACCTTTTTGTTTCTTAGAATATTTACTGTACGGCATTATTTACCTTTCGGTTCGTTCTTGTATTCCCCAACTTCAACAAACTTAGGTTGAGGTCTGCGGGCAGGAGTTTTATCAGTTGCCTTAGCAGGTTTGTTCACAGCGGAACCACCAACACCGTAAGGGTTAACAGCACCATAGCATCCACATTCGTAACACATATTATATTCCCATCTTGTTCATAGCCTTCGCTACCTTTTTATTAGCAAGCCTGTGCGCCGGGGCCATCTTCTCCCCATTGTAAGGTTTACCAAGATTTTCACTAGCAGTAACAGCATCCTTCACTGCCTTCATACTTGTTCCAGCAGGTTGAATACCTTGTCTTCTTGCATCAGCATAAGCGTTCAACTCAGCATCCCATTTACGTTTAGGGACCTCACGCATATGTGCAGCATCACCAGGATGCAACTCTAACGTTGCGGCCTTGCAACCAAAACATCCTTCAACAAACTCAGGATGCGTTCTCAACTGATGAAGAGACATAGTTTTCCTCCAACCACTTCAAGTTATCTTGTAAGCGCCCGTCCTTTGGGTTAGCCTCAACAGCCATCTTTGCGTACTTTAAAGACTCATCTTTTTTACCAAGTTGCCAACCAGACACAGATAACAAATCGTAGCAACGCCAATCCCAAATAGACTGGTCATTCAAATAATGTGATGATGGTTCAAGTTCAAAAACTTTACTTGCAGAATCCCAACAACCTTGCCAGTTACCAACAGTGTAAGAGAACTGTGCAAAACTAAACCAAGGTTCTAACTCTGTAGGATTTTCTTTAATGGCCCGTTGAAACCATTTCAAAGCATTCTCGTTATTACCAAGTTCCTGTGAAGCCTGACCAGCGGCCCTGCACACGGCTGAGCGTTCAACATACCAACCACCAGCATTCAATGTTGCAAAAGCAGTCTCAATAACTTTGTCCCACTTTTTATGAAAAAAGTATTCACGTGTCAGATAAGCCCACATACGTGCATCGCGTGGGTCTTCGTGCACAGCAGCCTCAAGCATTGGTAAATAATAAGTTCTTGCTTTTGTGTCATCAGGTTTATGAAATACTGTCAAATCGTATTCTAAGGTTTTTTCTTCACCTTCAGCATAACGAAAAGTTACTTCGTGACAAGGTTTAATCCACCTGTATCCGTGACGTGCGTGTAACCTATTATTGTTACGCCACTTATTACCAGTAGACCACCAAACCCAACCACGACCAGTGTCAGGTTCCCAAGTTTGTCTAATGGTATGAAAGAAATCCGATTCAGGTACTTCATCCATATCAAGAGATAAACACACATCAATATCATCAGGAATCAAAGCAAGTGCTGCGTTGCGGGCATCATCAAATCTAAAAGGTTTAACACTTATCTTATGAACAATAACATTAGGCGCAGCCTGTAACAATGCAACAGTTTTATCTGTTGAACCAGTATCGGCAACAACTCTAAGGTCAGCGTCCTTAGTTCCTTCAAGCCAACGCATCACGTGCTTCTCTTCATTCAAAGCAATCGTGTATGCACAGATTTTTATTTGTTTCATATCGTCCCCAATATGTTGTTTTGTTACATTCCGCCAAGAAACAATGCTACAGGAAAAGCATCAGAACCAGCACCAGTAGCACCAGTTGCGCCTGTTGCGCCTGTTACACCCGTAGGTCCTGTTGGACCTGTAATAGATTCACCAGTAGCACCCGTTGGTCCGGTAGGACCTGGAACAGTTGAATCTGCTCCTGTTGGACCAGTTGGTCCTGTGTTACCTTGTGAACCTTGTGGACCTGTAGGTCCTGTTTCACCGGTTGCCCCAGTTACACCCTGAATACCTTGTGGTCCAGTAGGACCAGTCGCACCTGTGGAACCTGTTACACCTTGAATGCCTTGCGGACCTGTTTCACCCGTTGGGCCAGTAGGTCCAGTAGAACCTGTTGCTCCAGTTTGACCTGTTGCACCTGTCGGTCCAGTTGCACCAATCGGACCAGTAGCACCCACATCACCTTGCGGACCGGTAGGACCCGTATTACCAGTAACCCCAGTTGCTCCCGTAGCACCAGTATTACCAATTGAACCTGTAGGACCAGTAACGCCTTGAACACCTTGAACACCTGTAGCACCCGTTTCACCTGTGGCTCCTGTGGCACCGGTAGGACCGGTTGGGCCAGCAACAGTAGAGTCAGCACCAGTTGGACCGGTAGAACCCGTAGCCCCTGTAGAACCTGTAGAACCGGTAGGACCAGTAGAACCAGTATCACCGGTAGAACCGGTAGGACCTGTAGGTCCAGTAACTCCTGTAGCGCCAGTAGCACCAGTGCTACCAACAGCACCAGTAATACCTTGAGGACCTATAAGACCAAGTTCAACAATTTCAGTTTGGGTTGACTCAACATTAAGAACAGTAGTAGTAACCGGAATTTCAACAACTGCTGTAGAAAAAACTGTTGACATTAAGAAGTTACCCCTTCATAAACAGTGAAGCCACCTTCAAGTAAACGAGTTACAGTAGAATCAGGGGCAGTAACTTCAAGGTCATAAACATATTGACCAGCAGCCAACGCTGTAGTATCAGCAGCAGTAATACTTAAAGTAAACTTACCATTAGTTGTACCAACAGTGATACGACCATTGCTGCTACTTAAAGTAATAATAGATGCGGAAGAAGTTGGGGAATTACGAACAACCATATTGGCAGTGTAACCAGTAACATCAACATATGTGCCATCAATTTTCCATTGTGGTGCAAGACTGAAAGTTGAGCCTTGATACACTTTCATATTATATCTACCTGGTGTCATTTATTCCTCTGTAATATAGGCGCCGTAACCGGCAGCAATTAAACTTGTGCGTTCAGAATCAGAAATCAAAGTGGCGTGACCGCCCGGATAATAGTACAAAGCGGATTGTGTTTCATCAACGCTTGGTGTACGAATACTATAATAAGAACCATCAGTTCTTTGTAAAATACTATTAGCCCTATTCAACTTATAACGGTAAAACAATGCACCCATACCAGCAGGGCCTTCAGCAACAGTAGGTGGTGTGAAATAATATGCCATTGTTCTCCTTAAGGTGTAACCCCCACCCGAAGATGGGGGTCACAATTTTGCCTAAAACTAGGCGTTGTTGATGCTTGAGGTTGACTCAATGCGATACAAGGCTGCTTCGCGGTAGCGAGCAAATCCAAGAACGCCGTACCATCCGATTGGACGGAAACGCATTAACTTATCGGTCACAGGACCAATCACTACGTGTGGTTCTTCAGCAACTGCTTCAGCCAATGCTTGCTTTCCAGCAAGGATTGTGCGGAATACACGTGCACTTGAGCCACCGTCTGTAGCGTTGTACATACGTGGGGATTCTACGAACATTGCACCTTCGTAAACACCGATAGACCCTGGCCATAGATTGCCAGCACCTGATTCGTTGTAAACGTGTGCTTCGCGCCATCCACCTGCGCCTGTTTCAGCACGTAAGTCGTGTGAAACTTCTGGATGTATACCAACCCAGTATAGTTCACCAACACGTGGAACGGCTTTGTTTGCACGTAATTTAGCAATAGCCTTACGGATATTTGCTGAGGTGATTTGTGAAGCAGCACCACCGGTAACACCAGTAGTTGTTGAGCCACCACCTGAGTAAATTACGTTTGAACCTTGACGTAGCACTGTTTGTGCGAAACCGTCAATAGAATCTGCCATATTGAATGCGATGATGTCAGCGATTGCTGGGTCAACATCAGACAATGAGAACAGTTCTAATTTACGTGTTGCAATTGCAGCGTTACCGTATTCGTTAAGAGTTACGGTTACGTTGCTTGTGTTACCTAATGCAACTGAATCTGGGTCAGTTGTTTCGGTTAGAGTTCCGGTTACGGCAGACAAATCTGTGTATAATTGGAATACGACAGATGAACCTGGCATAGCCTGTTGTGCTGGACGCTTATCTGCAACATCGCGGATAAGTGGCATAGCACGTAATGCAAATTCAACATAACGGTCATAAGCGGTCTGTACTAAGGAAGTTCCTAAGGACGAGGTGCTTGTATCTGTATATTGATTAGGCAATTTAGTTCACCTTCTTTCAAGGTTGATAGTAGTTGCGGTTTAACGCCCGAGAGATTGACCGAAAAGAAGTTGGTCAAGTTCATCTTTGGTCTTCGCAGACATAACCTTTTGGTGTTGCGTTTGCTCACCTGAAGGGTTCTGTGCTGTTGAAGTCACATTGTTGATACGTTGATTATCTCTTACGGTTTCTTCATCTACAGACGGTTGAACAGGTTCTTCTTGTTTAATACCGAATACATCACTGTATTCGTTTAACCAAGCATCAATCTGTTCAGGTGTGTCCACATCACTAGGAATAAGTTTCGCTAGTTTATCTGATACACCTTTTGAGGCCAATACATCTTTGACGGAACGAGAACGCATATCGGAACGCAGTTTGTTCAGTTCAGCCTCAATGGCTTCACGTTCTTTTTGTGCTTTCCTTAAAGCCTTACGCAGTTCTGCGGGGCCATTATCTTGTTCTTCTATTTCGTCTTCGTATTCGTATTGGTTGGCCATTGCAGCCACTCCCTTTCATTAAGTTGTCGTACACCACATACACAAACAGGGGAATCTGTGTTGGCTTGTACTACCGGGCTTCGGTTACGCTTCTAAGTGCCGGTGCGCTTAGCAGGTTTTTAAATCTGGCCTGACATATTGCGTGATAGAGAACCTCTACCTACGCCTGCTTGGCCAGCAAATCTTGCTTGTTCTTGTTCAGAAAGTTTTTGTAATCTTTGTTTGTATTCAGCAGAACCAGCGCCACCAAACACTGCACTTGTTACCTCTGACATACCAACAGGTTGTCCACCAGGAGTGATTTGTGAAAGTTTCTCAGCAGTAGGTAACACTTGTGCTACTTGTTCAAAACCTTGACGGGCTTGTTCTTGAGATACACCAAGTTGACCTGTGTAAGTTTCAGCCATAGGTGTTGTAACTTGTAATCCTTGACGTGCTGCTTCAGCACCAAACTGTGCAGCCTTTTGTTGACGTGTAATGAACGGTAGTGCACGTTCAGGGTCAAGGGCATAAGCCAACATATCACCTGATTGTAAACCGTAAAGTCTACGTAAAGAGTCAGTGTAGAACGGGTCAGCGTTCTGAATGGATTGGTTTGCTATATCAACACGTGATTGTAGTTCTGATGGTGAAACATCATTACCAAGGAATTTAGCAAAATCTTCAGGTTGGTCATAGAAACCTGCAGGGAGTTGTGCATCGCGCATAACTTTTTTGTATGATGCTTCAGCGGAAATATATTCAGCAGGTGTTAAAGGTTGTAGCCCAGCCTTTTTACGGTTCTCATTACCAATGAAACGTTGTTTATATTCTGGGGTTTCTTTAAGTTTAATGGAAACAAGACGGTCAGTTAAACCTTGTTGTTTTAAATCAACAATAGTGTTAGCCAAAGAAGCCAAACCGTATTGTGCAAACAAATCTTGTAAATATGCAATGGAATCAATACGCTCTTCGGTATCATCAATAACTATTCTGTTACGAAGTCTTTCAGCCTCAGCCTCGGCTTCACGGCGAAGTCTTTCGGCCTCAGCAATAGCAGCAGCAGATGTTGTATCAGTCTTAGTAGTCTTATCAGTCTTAGTAATCTTAGTAGTTTTAGAAACAGATTTAGCAGCGTTGGCTTGAGCCTCAGCAAGACCTGCTTTACCACGAGCAAGATTTCTTATATCTTCAGCAGTTTGCGGTTGAGCAATAGTGCCTGAAGGTCTAGTAGAACCTTTTTTAACAGCCATTACGCCTCAAATCCTAAATCTCTCAAAACTTGCATACCAGTACCAAGAAGTTCATCTTGAGCATTCTTTGTATAACGCCAACGAGAATCCTTTTTCAACTCACGTTCAAACTGCCACAAAGGCATAACAGTAGGAGTACCTTGCTCATTAACACCAGTCAAAGCCTTAGCAATAGTAGGGTCATCAAGGTTAACAGCATTAGGGTCAAGTTCAAGAATAGAAGCCATAGATTGAATGTAAGGAGAAGCGGCCTGTTTAGTTGTCAAACCAGCATCAATCTGTGTAGCAAACCCACCATAACGAGACTTAGCAATATCACGAATAGTGTTTTGGAAAGTCTCTAAACTTTCACGACCTTCAAGAACAGCCTTAGTAGCGTTAGCATACCAGTCATCATTATACTTAATACCATAAGCGTTAGCGTATTCACGTAAATCATCAATGGCTTTAGCAGCCTCACCAGTTGTACCAGCAACACGGCCTTTACGTGCAACTTCTTCATTAAGAGTTGCAGCATCCCAACCTTGTTGAATAGATTGTGCAGCAAGATTTTTAGCCTGAGCATCAGATAAAGAAATACCATACCTGGTTGCTGTACGTTGAACACTGCGAACAATGTTTGCTAATGATTGTGCACTAGCAGCAACATCAGGATTATTTAAAGCATCAGTAGAAAGAATAACATCAACGTCAACACCTGCACGTTGTGCTTTAGCAATAGTAGATTCCCAATCATCTTGGGTTTTACCTGTAGCACCTGCTGCTTTAAGTAAACCAACAAGACGGTTATATTCAGCAGTTTTACCAGAGTATCTTAATTGGATTAAATAGTTGGCTGCTTCTGTACCAGATGCAAACTTTTTACCACCAATAGTAACTTCTGCCATTGGGTCAAGTCTTGTACCATAAACACCAGAATCACCAGCACCAAAATCTGAAGGTAGTTTATTTTTAGAACCTGTGCTACCAGTAGCAGAACCTTTAGGGTTAATAGGTCCTTGAACAGGACCAGTTGGTCCAGTAGAACCAGTTACTCTAGGCGCAGGTAAACCTGGTTTAGGGTCTTTTCTAATAGCCATTATTCTCCAAGTATTTCTTTAATGTCAGCCATAGGGTCCCCAACAAGGTACCTATTAGCAAAATCAGCAAAATAAGTATTACTTTGCGCTAAATCAAAAATGAAAGCCTCATACTGTAAACGAATCTGTTTACGTCTAGGACTATTAGCAGGTAACAAATTCCATTCTGTAAAAATAGAATCACGACCATTACGCCAAACTCTTACAGTATCCCACAAAGATTGCTCAGGGGCACTCTTACTAATATCATTAATAAACTTCTCATTATCTAAAGCAACATTAATAAGATTCAAACCTTCAGTGAAAGTATCTGAAGTGTTACCAAAAGTTTCAACCCATTGAGGATTACGAACAGCCAAACCATCAGCCTCATTGTAAAGTTGGTCACGATACCAAGCACGAATATCAGAATTAGAATTAGCAGTTAAAGATTTACTTGGACGACCAGCAAGATACGCATCACGTTCTTTAGTGATACGGTCATACTCACGCCAACCATCTTCAATTCTGGCATCTGCTTCACGTTCAGCAAAAGTTTTAGTACCCTCAAATATTGGCACACCACCAACAGTACTAATTTTAAGATTAGCACTAGCAGCAGGTGAATAATCACCAGGAACAACAGGGTTCAAAACCATACCAACAACAGGTACACGTGAATCAGGGTTTTTACCAGTCCACTCTTGTAACCAATCGTAAGACTTTAATCTACCTGCAGCAATTTGTTCAGGTGCAACACTTGTTTTATATTTAGTACCAGTGATAAGATTACGAACTGCTTCTTCACCGTACATCATAATAAAATCCTGAGTTGCTGCTTGATAAGGTGCAACACCTGGTCTATCTGCTAACAACTGTGGGTTATTAACATAGTTTAATTCAAGTCTGTCAAATTCATCACGGTACATAATTGATGTTGGTTGGTCAGTTACACCAAAAGGACTAAATAACTTGCGAACAAGTCTCCAACCCATAAGGTTCAAAGTTAAATCAATAGATTTATTAATATCTGGTTCTGGACTATCAGGGTTGTTAAGTTCCCAATCCATACGTCTAGCAGTATGTATTGACCAAAGAGTTGATGCTACAGCATCTTTACGGAACTGAATATTTTCTTTATCAAAGATAACATCTTGACCAAGACCAGCAAGTTCAATAGCAGACTTCAAAGACCCAGCAATGAACACTTGCTCAGCAACATTAGAAACAACTGATGATAATACTTGAACACCACTTGTACCCTCAGTGTCTTTAGCGGCAGGAACAATACCACGTGGCACACCACCAAATATTAACTGGTTGTAAAGTTTTTCACCAACAGTATTCTTAATCTTTGTTTCAAGATTTGGAAAGTTTTGAACTGCTGTGTTTAAAGCAACTTGACCTAACCAGTTAGGTGAAGGTCCGTTAGTTAAAAAGTTTAATTGGTTAGCGTTCATTTTATAAACAAACGGTTGCGCTTTAGCAGGCTTATTAAAGAATGGTAAAACTAGATAAGCACTTTTGTTTTGTGCATCCGCTTCTTCATAAGAAATCTTGTTACCATCTTCATCAACAACCATACCTGCAGCCCAAGGTGAGGTACGTATTTGTTCAAGTAGAGCAAAGTTGTAAGGGTTAGCAAACCCTGCTTTAACCCAAAACTTAACAGAGTTAAACATTGCGTTAGGGAAACCAAGAAGGAAACGTGAATAGTATTGAACATTGTTCATACGTCTGATTGCGTAGAATGTGTCTTCAACTTGTTTCAAAGCATATTCTTGTGCAGCAGGTCTTATTTGGTTTTGCCACATATCTGAAGTAATTTCAATACCATTACGTTGAGCATTCTCAACTATAAGTTTAACGGCTTGATTACCATAATATGTTCCATAAGGACTACGGAATAATGATGACTCAGGCTTAGCAATTGCTCTGAAACCTGCGTTAATACCTTTTTGATAACCTAAAGCAATATCTGATAAAGATAACATTCCAGGTAAAGAATCAAGACTTATATCAAGTGTTGGAACTTCTTGACCTTTAAGAAGAGATTCTGCTTTCTTTGCTGTGAAGATTTCTCTATCGTCAATGATTTTCTTTTGGATAACTTTATCTGGAACAAGATTATCAACAACTGCTTTAGAGTCATTTAATATTTCAATTGCACCATTAGTTGAAAGGTCTGGTGTTCTGTCTTTTCTTGCTATTGCTCTTTCTGCAGCAAGACGGTAGAAGTCACTGAAGTTTCCACGTTGTTGTAAGTCACGCATCATATATTTAATAATGTCATTGTCTGACATTCCTGACATAATGCGTCCAACAATAGGGTCATTTTTCATAACCTGTATTTGTTGTGAGTATTCGCCCCAATACTTTTTAATAAGTTTAGGGTTAATGGTTGTTAAGTTTGGGTTTACTGGTGTTGTTGTGAAAGATTTACGTGATGTTCTTTCAAACACACCTGGTTGTGTTACGTTTGCTAGGGTTAATGATGGGTCTATTTCTTGGCGTAGTGCGCCACCACCGATTACATCTTCACCCATAACATCAAGTTGTTTGTAAGAATAAACTGGGTTTTTAACTTCTTGTCCTTTAAGAACAACATTTTCAGGAAGTAATTGTTCTGGGTCTACCCCACCAAGAAGATAACCACTTCTATCTCTTTGTATTGGAGATGTACCTACAACAGTTTTTACTCTTTTTACATCATCTGTGCGAACAAGTTGAACAGGAATATATTCAATACCTGCTTCTTTGGCAGCAGCAAGACGATGATTACCTTCACCTAATAATAATCTTAGATTGCCAGCATCATCAACAGTATATTCTAAAAATACTGGGTCAGTAAAACCTTTGCCTTCTTTAAGGTCTTTAACAATACTATCAATTCTTTCTTTACTTCCAGATTGTCCATATTGTGGTAAAGTTCTATCGTATTCTTTAAATTTATCAAGGAAGTCAGTTCTAACAAGGGCTATATTGTTAGGTTTTGTTTTATTAAAATACCCTTTTCTAAAGTTAGGGTTTTGTTCTAATACTAAATCAAAAGGACTTTTACTTGTAACACCAGAAGCATCAGAATCAATTACTCTTGCATTAAACTTTTCTTTACCATAAATCTGTGGCAAAGTAGCATCGTGCATACGACCAAGGATACGAACAAAAGGTTCAAACATAGAGTTCTTAGGAATATAACCAGGACGGATAAGAACCGCTGCAGAAAACGCACGTTCAAAAGCATCAGCACTAATAGAAAGTTTACTTAAATTAGCCTTAATACCTCTTAAAGATAAATTTCTACTGTTTCTAATATGAGCATTTAAAACATCTTCCATAACACGCATATCAAGCATAGGAATATTAGAAGCAAGTTTAACTTTAATGTTCTCATCAACAGCAGTTACCTCGGCACCATCGGTTTCTTTAGTGACAATACCGTTTTGTGTGTTTTGAATCTTTTCTCTAATGCCATCACGTTTATTAACAACGTTTTGCATAGGAGCATCAATATCAATATCGTCTACTTTTAAACCAATAGACTCAGCAATGTCATTAGCAATAGTTTTAACAGCATCACGTTCAATTTGTTTCAAAACAACTGCTCTACTTGCTTCATCTGCTGGGGCAGCCAACCAAGTTCTAATAGCATTAGCACGAAAATCAGCATACTTTGCTTGACGCAAAATAGGAGACATTTGTAATGTTGCAGATATTTCATCAATGCTGTCCATAGGACGTAAACCTGTAAGTTCAACATAACCACGTGGACGAAGACGTGTAGTTGTAAGAGTTAAAACACGGAAAGGTCTGAACTCTCCACCACCAATAAGAGTTTCACTTATTTGCTTAGAACCCTTACCAAGAAGACGTTCAGTTTTAAGACTTGTTTTAGCCTTATTTAATTGTTCAACAAAACTAAACTTTGAAGGTGCCCAAGAAACGTTACCTGCACCAATAGAAACTTTACTGTACCAGTCTTGCCATTCGTTAGTAAGATTACCATTACGTGCAATGATGTCATCAAGAACGTTTCTTAATTGGTCGCCTTCTGCAGCATCAACAATGTTATCTGGAACTAAAGGTTCTTCAGGTGTTAATTCTTTTTGTAAGTTAACACGTTGTTTAGAAAGATTAAGTGCATCTTCAAAAGAAGGAGCAGTTGCTCTAAGTCTATTAGCAGCAGCAACAGAACCAAGGTCAGCAAGGATAACATCTCTTGCTTCCTCAATACTTTTAGTTGCGGCACCAAGTTGTGAAAGAAGACGAGGATTACTTGAACGTGCAACAACAGGGTTAGATAATAATTCTAATGGGTCATTCTTTTTGTACATATCAAGAATATGAACACTGATACCGTTAGATGGAACAATTTCATCAATGTTTGCACCATTGTTTAATTGTGTTGCTATATCGTCAACACCTTTAAAAGCATCAGTTTCTAAAGTTGCAATAGTTTCAGCGGTAAGAGGAGCACGTGTTAAACCTGCTGCTTTACGTAAACCTTTAAAAACAAGACCTGTGCCAGCACTTGTTAAAAACTCTAAACCAACATCTGTTAAACCAGTAGCAAGTTGATAATAAGGACTATCTTGTGCTGCTTGGCGTTGCTTTTCATCCATAACATCATAGTCTGGATTAAGTAAAGGCATTAATTCGTAAGCCTTATCAAGGGCTTGTTGACCACCAACAGTTTCAATTGCTTTATTAGTTAAAGAGTTAAAACCTTTAAAAGTTTGTGCAAGGTTATATGCTGTTGCTTCACCATAAGAAATACGGTCAGTAGCCTTGTAGGCTTGTTTAACTTTCTCTGGTTCTTTACGTTGGGTATATGCTGCGGCAAGGTTAACTGTGCCAACAGGGTCACGAACAACAGTTTCAAATGCTTTATCTGCACCTTTAATGATAGAGCCAAGAGGTGAGTTAAAAACATCAGCAACTACTGGAACAACTTTTTTAGTTAAAGTGTTGCCAATTGCTGCACCGATACGATTAGAAGTTAAAAAGTCAGTTAGAGCACCCACGAAAAGTTATGCTCCTTCTGGTTTAGTTAAAGTTTCTAATAAGTCATTAAATTGGTCATCGGTCATATTAGGTGTTCTGGCTAAATCAAAAGCAACAGAACCTAACGGAAAACCTAAAACCTGAATTGCTGTATCAAAGCGTTCAGAAAACTGGCTCATTTATGCGATACTCTTCAAATACTGAATAAAATTACGGAAAGTGTTAGAGGCAGATGGGTCATTAGCCATTTGCTCAAGGGAAGGTAAGTATTGTACGAGACGTTGATTGTCTGCTTGTAATTGTTTATTGAAAGTTTGGTCAGGACTTGGACCAAGTGCTTCCATTCCTGGACCTGCACCCATCCCTGCACCAGCAGTAACTGGTTCATCGGGGCGTGCAGAAGGTTCATTTAAACCAATAACTGGTTGTGAGGCTGCGGCTGATGCGAGGCCCGAAGGCATACTTGATTGTTCAATACTCGGAGCCGCAGCCAAAGGGGCTGCTTCTTGTGTTGCCATAAGTGCTTGCCCCTCTCCATAAGGGAGACCTGAAACGTATTTGGCTGCTTGGGTACCACTTTGACCATTACCACCACGACCGTTAACATTCATAGGATTGTTTTGCGGTGCAGTTGGTCTCATTCCACCTCTAGCCATTATTATACGTCCTTAAATTAATTATTTACTTACCAGCGCGTTTTGGTGCTTTACCACCACGTGTACCAGATGGTTGTGCAGAGAACATAATCTTTGACATACCTGGTTTTGCAGCCTTTGGAACACCAGATTTTTTAACTGGTTGTTCGTATGCTTTTCCAGCAGAACCTTGGTTTGCTGGCTTCTTGCCGCCACTAAATGACTTCATTCTTTTTCCTTTTTAGCCCGCAGGGACCATTCTTGTCACACTAGAAGATAGTGTGGGTTTGCCGGAACCGGTTAACCCGGCCAGCAAATACTGTATCGGTGGTCTTCCACCTTGTCCTACTTGTCCTGGTGCCACACCACGTGGACCACCAGTTGCTGCACTTAAACCTGAAGCACCACCGGAGGGAGCCTCACCTGCGGAACCGGGGACGGGTTGTTCCATACCAGGGGCTGCAGCCTCAGCAGAAGGTGGCGGTGCTTGAGGGGCAAACGCTTCCGCGATTACCTGCTCTATAGGTTGACCTTTTTGTCTACCATTAATCACTGTTGCAATACGAGATAGTATTTCACCAGGGTCTTGACCCTGTGTTGCTAATGATGGAATTGCTTGCGCGTATCCACTTATTGCTGCAACAAGAGAATCACGAAGTTTTTCAATTTCAATCTTCTGTTCTTCCATTGTTACGTTTATTTCCCAAGGCATCTGACGGCGGAGGAAGTCGCGGGAAATTAATTGGTCTCCGCGCGCTTGGAGTCCGAATACCAAAGCCTGGTTGGGGTTTAATCCGGCCATCAGTCCATAGGTGATGTCAACCGTATAATCCCCATCAATGTCTTTCTTAGGGGTATAGGTGACTTCATACGGTGCGCCAGCGTCAACGCCGCGAACCGTCTTTTCGTAGTTACCGAAAAGTTTTTCGTCCATCTCAAAGCAAAGTTCAAATACTTGTTTTAATGCTTCAGCTAAAACTTGTTGCGCTGTTTTAACTTGTGTGTCAAATCCACCCATAAGGGCTTCAACACCACGACCAGTAACAATAGAACCTTGGCTTACACCTTGACGGCCTTCAGGGTAACGTGCACCCATACGCATTTCTTGGTCAAGTGCAGCAGATTCTGTGAATAATCCAGGGGGCACATTTAAATCAACACGGCGAATCTTTTCTGGAGATGCGGAACGTATAGTTGCGTCAGGTCCCATTTCAAGGACGTTAACATCTGCTGGCAACGCAAAAGGTGCCTGAACAGATTTTTGTGCCGCCTCAAGTTGTAAAGTAGCGAAACGGGCACGTGCGACTTGTACCCACAAAATATCATCAAATTGTCCACGTTGTTGTTCATCAGAATCAATACCAGGACGAACAGCGAAAATAACATTCAGTTTACCAAGAGGGTTCTTGGCGCGTTGCAGAATGTAGTTACCGCGTTCTGGTAAGAATAGAACTGTTTCATCTTTGTCCATATAGCGCACAAGTTGTACTGGGCGCATAGAACCACGTTGTTCAAACTTACCCAAAATAACTGATTCGTATTCTGGGAAATCGTTTACTAAATCTTGTGCGGCTTTAACGTAAAGTTTTGTGTAAGACAACAGGCGACCAAAACGGTCAAACTCAGGATAAGAATTAAAAGGATTATCTAAACGAATACGTGGAGTATTGTTTTCGTAATCTGCTTCAACAATGAAAGGTAGGGCACCAAAGGTAACATAGCGGTCTGCACCGGTGAACATTTCAACTTGTAGACGTGAAGTGTCACGGTACCCGGCGGCAATCATTGTACGCTTATCAGCACGGCTACGTGCACGGTCTGATACTGCGTTAGTTGCAGAACAGTTAATAGCAGGAAGAGGTGCAATTACTTCAGCGATGTCGCGTGCGGCAACGTCAATAAAGTTAGCCACCATAGGTTTAGGATATTCGGCTGGGAATAGTCCTGGGAAAACGTTATTAATATTACCTTTACGAACTTCTAAAACATCCGACCAACGTGAATCACGATTTGCGTATCGTTGTTTTAGTTGCTGATAGGCATTAGCAATATCTTCAATCTTACGAGCCACTATCTACCTTTTCTTAAATTTTTAGCAAATCTTGGATTTAATCTAACAGTTCCACCAGGAGTACGTGGGGTTGTTGCTTCTTTAAGTTTTTCAGTATTACGTTTAATTGAAACTTTTTGCTGACCGTATCTGTCTTTACCTGCATCTTCAACTTTCATAAATTTTTGCCCCATATATCTTCTACCACTATCTGAAGCGGCTTGATTTTTACTAGGAGCATTTGCAGCCTTCAAAGATTTTTTCTCTACAGATTTTGCTGCGGCCTTTTTAATTGCTGGTACAGCAACTTTTGCTGCGGCTTTACGTGCAAGCCCTGCGCCACCAACCATAGAAGCAACCTGTGCTGTTGTTTTACCAATAGCCTTTGCTTGCTTAGCAACATAAGTTTTCTTTTGAGCAGGTGTCATTGCTTGAAATTTTTTAGTTTGAGCAGCAGATGCTTTTTGTACATCAGCAGAATTACCTTTACGGTCATATGCTCTTGATGTTCCTGTAGATGTTTTCTTTTTAGGCATTACCATATTAATCCTTTAGATAGGTTATTTCTTTTTCTTATTTTTAGAGGACTTTCTCATTACATTTCTTTTATCATCTTGGCGTGCTGACTCTTGAATTGCAAGAAATGCTTTTCTAGGATTAGCAATAGGTGCTACAACGCCTCTTTTACCATAATCTTTATTTTGATTAGTAAAAGTTGAATTTCTAGTAGAAACAGAACTAAAACCAGATTTACCCTGTGGTTTTACTTTTGTTAAAAGACTATATGGACCTTGTTTTGATGGAGTAGTAACAGTTGTTGTTTTTGTTTTTTTATTAGTAGAAATGTTGTCTTTTCTATTACCAGATTTTACATAATCAATAACATCACTTACGTTTTTACCAATTTTTTTCTTAGGTGTTATTTTCTTTTTAGGCATTGCCATTGTTAGTACCATCCTGAATTAACAGCACGCTGTTTACGTGCATACTCTTCCAAATCAACAACCTGTCGTTTGGCCAAATCAATTGGTGTAGCAAAAGGGTTACGTACCCAAGTCTTACCGTAAGAACCCTGCTGGTTCACATAATCCCTTAACTGGGTTTCAGCAAACCACAAAGCCATAGGACCATCCTGTTTATTCTTAGTACCAGGAGACCAAGTAATCAATTGTTCAATAAGTGCTTTAACGCCTTCTGACTCTGCACGCGGAAATTCAATAAGAGCATTCTTAGCCGGTTTGCCGTCTGGACCAAAACTGCCAAACAAAGTACCAAGAGAAGCAACACCATACTCAAGGTCCATCTTGTTATTGCCCGTATAATGTTGGACAAGACGGATACCTCTGGACTGTAGGAAAGCATTAATCTCTTCATCTTGCGTCAAAAACAATTGGAAAGCGTTCTTTTCAATAACCCAAACAGCAGGCTTATAACGCTCAGTCCACTGAAAAATTATTTCCCTGATACGCTGCGGAGTAGGTGCAGGCATACGAGAAGCATCAAGAAGATACCTACGTTTAGTGTTCCTATCACCAGAAATAGCAACCGTAAAGGTGTCACCCGACATAGCAGGGTCCATAGCACAAACGGTGTAGAAGCCTGAAGTGTCAGCAGGATAACCAGGAGCACCGGCAACAAGCGGACCACAACCTCTCATACCATTAGCAGCAGCACGAACAAGTTCAGCAGAAAAAACAGACTCAGACTCAACATCTTGCTGCTGATAAACCATCGCCCACGTCTTAGCATCCAAAACGCTACGACGTTGCTTTAGTCTAGTTCCATCCCATCTAGGGAAGAAACCGTCTTCATCAGGGTCCACAGGGTCGCCAGACCAAGGCCTATCAGAGCGAGGCCACAAAGTAACCCAATTCTCAGGATTCTCATCAAACTCCAAAACCGCCGGCATAGCCAAATACGTCCAAGGACTCTTACCCTCAGGGTACCTGTCATTAGTACGAAGTTCACGGTACATATCAATCGGGTCAACCCGAGTACCAACAATAAGCAACTTACCGGTAGGACCGATACGTGTTAAGACTTCCTGCTGAATCCAACGAATCTGTTTCTCGTATTCACCAGAGTTAGACAAAGTCACACAGTCATCAAGAATAATCAAGTCAGCGCGGGCACCATAAATCTGCCCACCAATACCCAAAGCCTGAAGAGTTGGGTCTTTTTCGCCGGACTCACGTTCAATATAAATCGCGTCCTGCGTCCACTTATCAGAAGTGGCTTTAAAACCGTCAGCCGGTGCAAACCTTCTCTGAAGGTCCACATAGAACGGGGAAGTCAAACGCTGCTTAACAGCGTAAAGAAATTCTTTAGCCATAGTCTGTGTCTTAGACACAACCTTGATACGCACATTAGGGTCAACACAAATACGATACGTAATATAATCAATTGACACTGTCATTGACTTGGCGTGCTCAGGAGGCATATTAACTAGCACATAGTTTTTAACACCCTGCTCAAAAAGCATAGAAGGATGCAACCAAGAAGGAGTCTTATCCTCAATAAGGTCAATAACGTTCTGCTGATGAGCAAACGTCTCAGACTTCATAAACTCTTTACGAAAATCCCTAAAAGACATTGCTTTGTCTTCATCAGAGATTTGACCACCCCTGGCCTTCAAGGCCCGGACAAGTTTAACTTCACGGTCAAAATCAGGGTCAGACTTAGTATAATAATAAAAAGTTTTAGAAGACTTACCAACAGCCTTACAGGCATCCTCAACACTAAAACCCTTGGCTATCATCTCAAGAAGCCTGGACTTAGACTCATTAGAATCAAGAGTCTTACCTGCTGCAAGTCTTAGATGGAGACTGTCCTGCTGTTTAGGCATAAGACTAGAAACTCCTCTAGGTATAGAACTGGCCCGTCATTCATATTTCATAAGGTTAAAAAATTTTTTAATTTTACCATCGGGAGCGAACCGAAGGTAGTGAGTGAGCGACCTCGCTTAACACTCGGTCGCGGCGCGAAGCCCCAAGCGGAGCGCCGCTTTCGGCCTGAA